GATTGGTCAAAATACCCAGAAGCTCGCTATCACTGATACTTGTCTTGAATTTAAGCCAGTTCCCTCTTGGCATATCCTTGGCGGTGATAGGTGTTTCCTGCTCGTGCCGTTCTGCTTCGATCGGTTCAAGTAGTTGCATGACAATCGTAACATCTTCGCCGTAAACGGACTGAAGGCATTTGCGGATTTTAGCTTTTTCAATGTCGTTTAAAAGCATGGCTTTGGTTTGAATACAGACCTTGTGCGGTTCTGTTTCTACGAACTTGTAATCGTTTTGTATTTCATCTGATCGCTGCTCTCCGAAGGTTTGTTGCAAAGCGCGAGAAAGCAGTATGGTTCTTTCCTGCTTTTCTGTAAGCTCTGGTAATTCCTCAAGGTTCATTTCGGGTATTTCCTCCTCCTTTTGTGGATCGTTTAGCACTTTGGCCATTAGGTCAGACATAGCAAACAAGCCTGTGTGCTCGCTAGTTCGCTCTTCGGCTTGAGCGTGGACAGCTTTTTCTTCCTTGTAGGTATGAGCAACTTGCTCCGGCCCCGAAGGAAAGCAAGGAGCAAAAGTTGCGTGCTGGTCTTTGTGGGGTTTTTCTTTTTTGTAACTTTTTTCTTTTTCAGAGATAAAACCATTAGCGTAGCTATGGTTTATCTCTTCTTCAGGGTTTTCTTTATCTTTATATATCTGGACATTTTTGTCCACTTGAGTAGACATTTTTGTCGGGTCAACTGGACATTTTTGTCCATCTAAATCACTATAAAAAGCTACTGGATTTTTAGCTCTTTCGTATCCATCTTCAGTTAGTTTTATGACATATCCATAAGTTCTACTCTTACCTTGAAATTTTACATAAGCATGATAAGTGGAATCTATAATGTCGCTTATTTGATCTAGTAATCTTGCATTTTGCTTGCTTGAATAAACTTCGGTAATTTGAGAAAGGAATGTATGATCGACAAACTCCTCTTTATGAGGGTTCTTTAAAATCATTTGAATTAAGTTTGTAAGTAGATTTCTAGCTTTTAATGAAATCTTTCTGCGGCGGTCATTAGGTCTTGTAACATATTGTAAATCCCTAAAAATATTGTCCGAAAGCCTCTTACATTTATTGGTCTTTTTGTCAAGGTAATATAACCGAGCCTTTTTTGGTTCAGGAAAATTTAATACAGCCGCCTTACTCATCCTTTTCCTCTTCTAAAATCTTGTTTAATAATGTATCTAGATCGTCCCAGAAAACTCCGTGGAGTAATGCCTGGTCTCCTACCTTAAGCATTCTCTTTAACCTCTTAGCTACTATTCTTATATCTTCCATAAATTACTCTGCTTGCTTGTTATTCTGGCTAATTCCCCGCCTTGTTGTGTAAATTTGTAAGGCTTCCCTTATTACTCTGATGCGTTTGGATTCAGCTCTTGAGGCTAATAAACGGCGGATTTTAGAGAGAAGGTGGAAGAAGAAAGAGGGCATAATAAAAATTTATTTTTGGAAAAAATATTGAACTAATTTTGGGCTTACAGTTATATAAACAGATTGATTACCTCGTTGCTCGGATGTCTTATATTTAAGTAATCCTGTATCTACTAAACGATCTAATATTCGTATAACATTGGTTCTATCTTTAACTTTGAAGATTTTTATAAGAGATGGTATATCTGTTTTTCCCTCGATAATTATTGAGTTATTGTTTGTAGATAAAACAAGAGATATGACAGCGTACAAATAACCAGTATCACTTATATTGATATAATCAACTTCTTCTACAAATCTAATTAAACCTATCAAGTTACACATAAACATTAACAAGTACCTGTTTTTTACAAATTAGGATGAATTTTAACAAAATTTCGTTATTATAAAATCATTAAGGCGTAAACGCTTTTTATTAATCAATTCTTAATAATTATGCTTAATTACTTTTTGATAATTGTCTTTTTTGGTTATTTAATATTTGAATCAGTTCGTTCTTACAGAGAAGTAAAGAGTATTAATGCTTTTTCGTTAGGGATAAGGTCAATATCTACATATGCTTTAGGAGCTACTATTACTGCAACTTGGATAAGCGGTAGTGGTTTTATAATTGATTTAACTGAATTCTATTCCAGAGGATTTATTCATTTTTTTGAATCAATCGGAATGTGTTTTGGTTTATCAATAATGTCGTTCTTTTTAGTTCCTAGAATGACAAAATATTTAGGTAAAATATCAATAGCAACAGTTATGGGGGAAGAATACGGGCAAATAGTAAGAGTTATTACAGCTATTTGCGGCTGTATTAGGGTTTCTGGAGGGCTTTATATTCAATTCAAAATTATGGGACAGGTTCTTTTTTATTTATTCCCTTATGGGAATGAATTTATTTGGACTTTTATAAGCAGTGCTATAGTCATTTGGTATTCCTTTGCTGGTGGGATTAACTCTGTTGTACATACAGATAAAATACAAGCTCTATGCTTTGGAGCTTCATTAATAATAGGAGTAGTTTTAATGCAAGCTAATATTTTACATACTCCCTATACCCCTGATGTTTCAGATAATCTAAATCAGCAATTTACTTTTTCTCATTTATTAACTCTTAGTAACGAGCAACTGTTAGATTCTTTATTACTTTTTTTATACTTTATAATACCAGGAATTGAACCTTCCACAATGCAAAGAATATCTATGGGAATTTATATAAACCAAGTAAAAAAAGCTTGGTTTTACTCAATTTTTTGGATTGGACTCGCTTTGAGTTTATCCTGTTATTTTTCTTATCTAGTTTATCAAATGAATCCTAATTTACAAAAACCAGAAATATTACCGTATGTTATGAATATTTTTGAGATTGATGGAACAAGAGCAATATTAGCTATAGGTATAATTTCAATGTGCATGTCCACAGCAGATTCAAATTTAAATATTGGAGCAATATTAATAGCAAATGATACTTATAAATGCAATACATTAACTCCTTATCAAAAGTTAGAATTTGCAAGATGGTCTACCCTTATAATTGGTATTGTTTCATTAATATTTTGTTTAAAAAAAGGTTCTTTTTTACAAATAATTTTATTTTCAGCGACTTTCTATATGCCTTTAATTACCATACCTTTATGGGCAGCAATATTTAATTTCAAAACTACTCAAAGGTGTTGCCTTATAACTATGTTTTTTACATCTATTTATATAGTTATATATAAATTCATACTACATCCTGACTTAAATATTATTGCATATGCTATGATTTTTAATGGTATCACTTTATTCAGTACTCACTATATCGTAGAAAAATGGGAATTATTAAAATGCTTCGGTATTAGAAGCCAGTTAAAAAACTATGATATAAAAACAAATACGTAAGAAAATATATCATAATTTTAATTACACTTAGTTGTAATGCGCCAGCTGTTAATGTTTGATTGATTATAACAATTAATTATCTGTCTATATGGAAGCAATAGAGCAAAAAAGCCTTACAAGAGAGCAAAAAGAAGCGGTTGGTATTTTATCGGTTGGAACATTCTTAGAATATCTAGACTTAAAAATATATATTCACCTTGCTGTAATGCTAAACCCTCTTTTTTTTCCTCCTACTGACCCATTTTCTGCATCTATGATTTCTGCTTTTACTTTTTGCACAAGTTTTATTTTTAGACCTTTTGGAGGTCTTTTATTTGGTTGGCTTGGTGATAACATAGGCAGAAAAAACACTATTTTTCTTACTACATTTTTTATGGGCAGTTCCTGCTTTATAATGTTTATACTCCCTGAGTATTCACAAATAGGAATATGGGCTTCCGTTATAATGATATTATGTAGAATTATCCAAGGCATGTCTTCATTAGGAGAGGTAATAGGAGCTAAGTTGTATATCTCGGAATCTATAAAACCACCTATGTCTTATGCTATGCTACAAATAGTTACTATTGGTGCAATACTAGGAGGGAGTGCTGCAATCCTCCTCAGTAAGACGGTAATAGATACTACTGGCAATTGGAGGTATATCTTTTTAATTGGGTCAGTTATTGCTTTTTTAGGATTAATATTTAGGACCAGATTAAGAGAAACCCAAGATTTTGTAGATGCCACAAAAAGACTAGAAAAGAAACAAGTCATAGAACAAAAATTAGACAGAAAATTGTTATGGTCCTATTTCTTTATGAGATGTATTTCGCCGTTTTCTATATATGTATCATTTGCCTATGCTCCTGTTTTACTTAAAAAACACGGGTACACTATGTCTGAAATATTATCCCAAAATTTTGGTGTTACTTTGGTAGATGTCTTATTTACTACCTTTTTGATTTACTTTTCTTATAAGTTTCATCCTTTAAGAATCTTAAAGTTTATTACTATATTATATGTTCCTATATTATTGATTTTAATACCTTGTTTAGACTTATATTGTAACCCTACAATGATATTTATATTTCAAGTTTTTACTATGTGCTGTAACCCTGGTACAAGACCGGCAGAACCAATAATATATAAATCTTTTCCGGTATTTAAAAGGTTTAAAGCTGCTAGTATAATCTTTGCACTAGCTGGCGCTGTTATGTATATAATATCTTCTTTTGGAGTTGAGTTTATAACCAGTATATACGGAGAAATAGGGTTATACATCATTGCTATTCCACTGGTAGTAGCTTATATATGGGGATTAAATAACTTCATAAATAAGGAAAAGGAAAAAGGCTCTTACTCAGTATTCAATACTATATAAGGTAATTCAAAGTCTGAATAACCTAAATCGAAATTATACCTACAGTTATAAACTTTTTTATGGTGATGTTCGGTATCTTCCCTTTGTAATACTAAGAAAAATTGTTTTTCTAAAAATAACGAGAAAGTTGCGGTTATACCGGGAAACAAAGCATCATAAGTTTCTTTGATTTGTTTCTTGATACTCTGTTTTTTTATACAAGAAATAGTACTTAGGTTATGTAGTCTATCAATAACTTTAATCAATAACACTTCATTATCGCCAGTTTTACGAGCCGTAGTGATTATTTCCTCTACACTTAACTTAGTACCATCTGGTCTATCACGAGTAAGCCCATCAACCATTTCAGCTATTCGCCGGCTAAAGCTATCAAATATCATTTCTGCGGTTACTGGCGTATCCTCAATAATATCGTGCAGTATACTAGCTACTATTACGTCGGTTTTTAGCTTATAATCAGAAATCATATAAGCAACTTCTAGCGGATGGGTATAATAAGCCTCACCACTCTTTCTTTTCTGATCACCATGATACTTTTTAGCCCAGTAAATAGCTTTATTAATCAAATCAAAATCCAATACATTTTTAGTATCTAACAACTTTAATTTATCTATTAATCTTATCGAATACTGACAAGGTGCTAAATAGTCCATAATTAAGGATTAATTAATAATATTGTTTTAAAATAACTTCCAACTAATTCTAGTTTAAATTATTTTTTTGGATTTACCTAAAGGTTTTTTTATATACATTATGGGTTTTCTATCTATAATGCAAAATTTGATTTTTGAAAGTAAGCCAACAAATGGAGTTATATTTACATTTAGTTAGAACAGTACTTACAGTCATGTTATCTATAGGCAAAGTAGAATATCGCATGCATGGTAATTTTGTAGGTATTTATAGAGACGGAATATTATTTGTCAAAGTGCAAGAAGAAGAACTCTATCTATTAAATGATCAAGGTATGTTTGTTAAAGTTGATAATAAGGAACATGATATTCAGGATAAATTGAAAAATGCTTATAACCTTGCTTTAATAGTGACATAATTGGTTTTAACTTTAATCTAAAAAACCTAGTAGAATTAAGCTTTGCTTCGTGTTATAGTAAACATAGAAAATCTCTTAAATTAGTATAATATGGCCATATTAAATACACATGCAGTAGTAAAGAAGTTCACTCAACATGGCTTTACAGAAGAGCATGCCGAACTAATTGTAGATGCTATCAATGACCAAAGCGATCAATTAGCTACTAAAAACGATCTAGCTCTACTTAAAGCTGAATTAAAAACTGACATATCGAATTTAGAACTTAAACTAGAATCTAAAATAGAAGCCATCAATACCAATATAAAATGGATTATAGCTATTGGCCTACTTATCGTAGGTATTTTGTTAAAAAACACTTTTATCCATTAACGCTTACTTTTTATTTCTTGCAAAGATTAGTTTTTAAAAATAAATTTCATTCCTTTTTTTAAGCGTTTTTTAGCTTCTATCCATTATCTTATAAGCCTTTTCAGACTAAGAATGAAATTCATTTCCAAGAAACAAAATTCATTTTTTGACTTTTTGGCGATTTAGTGCATTTCGTTGCGATTTTCTCAAAATTCCGAAATATCGTGAATAGAGGTCAAATGCGTTTTCATTTAAAACGCGCGTTTTTCCTGCGTTTTTCTACAAAAAATACCTTCGTACCTTAATGAAATCAGGCTTTAGAGCGTTAGAAAAAAAAATAAAGAAAAACGCACAAACTAACAATATTACATAATTTGTCACTTATCTAATAAATAGTTTACAATACTATGAATAAGTTATATAATAAGTGATATATTTTTTTAACAACTAGGTTTTAATGATGTTGTTACTTAAACAGGTGAAAAATTACAAAATACCATGCTAGTAGGATATGTAAGAGTTTCAAAAGCAGACGGCTCTCAAACAACAAATCTCCAACTAGACGCTTTAAAAGCACACGGAGTTCAAGAAGAGTACATCTACGAAGATTATGCCTCGGGAAGAAATGACAAAAGACCAGGATTGGAAGCCTGCCTAAAATCTCTTCGGGAACATGATGTCTTAGTAGTCTGGAAACTAGACAGATTAGGCCGTAATCTTTCACACCTAGTTAAAACGATCACCGATCTTACTAAGCGAAAAATCGGTTTTCGCATTTTATCAGGACAAGGTGCTCAAATTGATACAACTACCGCCGCAGGAAGATTAACCTTTGGAATATTTGCATCACTAGCAGAGTTTGAGAGCGATTTAATCAGCGAACGAATAAAAGCAGGACTAGCCGCTGCTCGTGCTAGAGGAACAAACGGCGGAAGGAAATTCAGGTTAAGTAAGGCACAAGTACGCCTTGCTGAAGTAGCTATGAAAAATCGTGATACTTCCGTAAGTGATTTGTGCAAAGAGCTGAAGATCACAAGAAATACACTATATCAGTACGTAAGTCCTACAGGTGAACTTCGAGAGCGGGCAATAAAACGTCTGGAATTATAGAAAAACCTCCGAGAGATTAATACTCTGGAGGTTCAATAGTCATCTATCATTTGATTGGATAGAGCCTTTTTAGTACAAAATAGTTTTATTTAAACTTTCTGCTTAAATGATTTCAAAAGACTCCGAACCTTCTCCATTCAATAAAACTGAGTGAGTAATATGTTGTTTATCAATATCAAAATTACCATTGTTAACAACTGCTATAGGATGTTCCACATGGTTTTCTTGTACGTGAAGAACAGGACTCTCGTTTAATGAGAGTAGTTTTGAAAGGTCCATGGATGGGGAATTTTCTCTTTCAGCATCTAGTAATTCACTGATATACCTTGAGAGGTCTTGTATATCACCAAAATCATTATTTGCTATACTATTCTCAGCTCGGAATTGTATTGCACTAAATTGCTCGGAAAATGAAATATCATGGCCGTATAAAGCTTTCAAATCTAATAATTTTCCCTGTAACTCATTAATAGCACGAGCATCAGCTAGTTCTTTTTCTTTTAACTCACTAATAATTTTATTTTGCTTCCCGATTTCTAACGCATCTTCTAAGGCTTTATCTTTAAACTCTGATTCCTTCTTGTGAAATTCTACCTGTTTCGTTAAAGATTCAATTTTTAAGTTTAAAGTCTCTTTTTCTTTTAAACCAACATCATCCTGTAACTCATTAATAAGTTGATTTTTAGCAAGACTTTTATTGTGTACTTCCTCTTCTTTCTGAATTAACAATTTTTGATTTTCTAATTCTTTAGCTAAAAGTAATTCGTCTTTTTGAACTAATAACTTTTCTTTCTTTAAGTTCTCTTCTTTTAATATTTTAACTTCTTCTAGTGCTTTAACCTGTTTTTCTTCAAGTTGTTTTTTGTAAAATTTGATATTCTTCTTCATTACTTCAAAATGATTTTTATCATAATGTTCCTTCATCGGAAGAGCTTTTCCATCCTTATAAAACCACTTAGTAGGATCAGTTGAATAACTATCAGGATATAATTCATTTAAACTTTTAATAAATTCTTTCTTAATATTCTCGGGCTCTTTTTCTTCTAGTAATTTTTTATAAATCTTAATATTCTTTTCCATTACTTGAATATCATTATTAACAACGTGCTTTTTCATTGGTAGCTTGTCAGACCATTCCTCAAAGTTTGCAGAATAGGCATCAGGATATAATTTATGTAGACTATCGATAAATACAGTCTTTACATCAACAACTCCACTTTCCTTTAATGTTTCTAAGTTCTTGTCTTTTTGTAATATTAACTGTTCTTTTTGAGCTAATATTTGCTTTGTGTTTTGAAGCTCGGAAGTTTTTAATTTAACTTCTCTATCCAACTTTTCCGTCCCTTCAAGTACATTGTTTAGATCATCCATTATTCTTGTAGGAAGATTCTTACGTGGATCATTAAAATAATCACTTATGCTTTTAACAGATGGAATACTATCAACATTATAAACTTTTTTCATATATTACCTATGATTATCATTTCAATTGATTGTACACGTAAACAATAATTTTAAAGAATGAGAATTTTATCAGCCAAGTAGCAAAAGTAAGGGATTGTTTCTAAAAAAGCACATCTATAAATTTCTATAATTTATACCTAAACCCAGCACTGATTGAAGAGGATATCAAGCTCAAATGTATTAAATTCCTAGGAGAAGAAAGGTCTTCTCTAACTTCATTTTTAAAAAACGACTTATCTTTCCCTTTTTTTATCTTAAATTTCTTTGTCTCTAGATTAATTTTAAAATCCAAATTATTACTATATTTATATGAAAAATCCACATCAAAGCCTAAACCTGCTCCTTTAGCGGTATGTTTAAAACTAGGATTTTGTCTTAACTCGTCTCTAAGTAACCAATAGCCTTTTCCAACATATTTGAAGGAGTAAAATTTTATTGTGGGAATAATTAAGAATTTATCAGTTAAAGAAGAATTTACCGATAAACCAACCCAAGGAGATTGGGTTTTGAAATTATATTTAGAGATAAGTTGATTAAAAGGATATAACAACTCATTCTGGTTATTAACCTGTTGATGAATACCATATTGTTTGTTTCTATAGTCAGTGTAATCATATCCGAGATAAAAAGTGAGTAAATTATTATTGGATAAATTTATGGAATATCCAACAGCTCCCGATAAATCAAGGATATTTCCTTTTACAGATGATTTAGTTTTTGAATCTGGTTCTGATATTATATTACCTGTGTTATTTTTATATACATCCCAATCATAATCCAAAGATTTGCTTGGATTTTTTAAGATATACCCATATTTAACTTGTCCTAAAAAAGTAAATTGGGTTGGTTTAGGTTCTGTTTCTATTTTGATAGATGGTTGTATAATGTGATTTTTCCAAACTAGCTCAGACAATTTATAATTTGTAAATTTACTATGAGGAATAGACCACTTAAAAACATCATATCTATAAGCCACAGAAGGAGTAACAATAAAATTGGTAGTTTGCTCAGTTTCTACGGGTTTCGCAGGACTAGCAGCTAGAGCCGTACTACTTACGAGTAGGGTCGTTAATATTAAAATTGCTTTTTTTATCATGTGTTTAGCGTTTATATTCTTATAACCAGATAGCATATTGTCGTTACATTTTGAAGTTAAAAAAATCTTTGTCATAATCATAATTATTATTAATGTGGTAAATTAATCTGCTAAATTGAATTGCAATTTATCAACTATCCCAAAGACTGATAGCCTTTGAAATCCATTAGTATTTCTATTCTCTAAGTCATAGGTTTTTAGCTCTGCTTTATCAATTACACTAGGTTTCTTTATTTCCTCCTTAAGGATATTCGCCTTTATGCGGAAGTTATCGTTGCCCGTTTTTACGCTATCCCTCATCTCAAATCGTAGACATTTAGCGAAATAAGCCATAAATTGAGCTTTTGAGCAGAACATGTTATCTAGCCGTTTTGACATATCAAGGAGTATTTCATTCGTGGCATTTAGACTAAAGTCTCGCCCTGATATGCTTTGTAACTTGGCACTATCCTCCTTAGTTAGTGGGTAATGGTGCTTTAAGTCTTGAGGCTCTTTGTACTGATTAAAATGATAAATTCTTCCCTTACGCTCGGCGTTAGTAGGTTTTTTCCGCTCGTTAGGTACTCGTTTTTTGAATTTTACAGTTTCAATCGGAGGATTTTTGATACTTTCAGAATTTTGTAAAAAATTAGATTCCAGATCTATATCTTCAATATCTTTATTTTCATATATATAGAGAGGATCGTTTTGTCGGGAAATTTTTTTCCCGATAGAATATTCTATAAAGGTAGTATTTTTAAGGTTTTGCTGCTTATAACCAAACTCATAACTATAACGATATTTTTTGTTATTATGAGTAACGGAATTATGATAGGTAATATCCAAAATGTCTGCTAGTTCCTTGATAATATTTTGATTCTGCCTTCTTTCAACAAGTGTAAATGTGGAAATGTATTTATGATTTAAGAGTACTCTTTCGCCTTGTCTTAGTTTACCTATAACTGCACTAAGTAATTTATTGGCGGGGCTACTGAGGAAAAAGGACTTTTGACGGACAGGATTGATCTTTTTATTAGCTCTCTTTATCTTATCCCAATCAATATAGCTCTTACGATAGCGGGCTTTTTCTTCCTTAAATGAGTAGAGTTTGCATAGTTGGTCTTGGTGCTGGTACGATTCTGCTTGTGTTAACATATTCTCTAAAAATTATTAATTTTTGTAATTTTTAAAGAAAAACACTTGACTATTAGGCTATACCATCATATTCTCACAAATGTTCGGTTTGTGAGTTTTTGTGAGTATTTTTCCTTAAAAAACTCTCTCAGTAATAAGAATTGTTCGGATTCTAATTTTTAAATCTCTAATTATTCATATAAATTCTCCATAAATACTTGAAATACTCTTCTTAAGAACTAAATTACTTCTTAAGTAAAGTCAATTATTTTATGTTGTTTTTATAATGAAAGAATTTGATATCATGAAAAATATAGAAATATGCAAAGAAGCTATAAGTTTTACAGGGCTTTTGTCTAAAGGACAAAAAAGCGTTTTAAAATATATGCTTGCTTTTGATAGCAAAGGAGGTATTAGTGCTGATACAATAAAAAATTCAAGTATTATATCTAGGCAAGCTGCAAATGTACATTTAAAACATTTAATGGAGCGTGGTTTTGTAGATCGCTCAAAGAATAGAGTTTTTGTTTATTACCCAAATAAGACAAAGCTACAAGAAATAATAGAAGAATATAAAACGAGTCAAAAACTAAAAAAAACATAAAAAAATTCGAATTATATAGTTGACAATATCCTATCCCTCCTCTATACTCATCTCATAAGGCAATAAAAAAACGCCCTAAGCTGATGACTTAAGACGTTTTTAGAACCTTATATGCCGTAAGAAAACTCAACAATTCTTACTTTTAATAACCTAAATTGAGTAAAGGGTATATATGCAAAATATCTCAACCCTACCTTTATGTCAAGGTGGAATTTCCAGCGAAAAAAATCACGATAAAATCAATAATTCGGTAAGTCATGGTAAAATGGAGTTAATAACCCATGATCATTACGAACCTACCATGCCAAGCTTAGAAGACATCAGCGTTGCTAAGGCTAAGGAAGCTTTAAGACAAATATTGATCTCACCGAAAGAAGCTTTACAAATTTTAAAGAACTTAGAAGCCAAGAAAGAAGCTATTAGAATTTCTGAAGAAAGAAAACAATCTGAAGAAAACCTAAAAAAAATAATAGATCAATTGCCAGCTAACATAACCGAAGCACCGAAGTTTCATGAGGCTAAAGCTGATAGCGTTGAGCTATCACAGTCAGCTCGGGATACATTTGCTAGGATCGGAGCAAGGGCAAGAGAAGCCTTTATAGAGGAGCAGATTGAGAGAGCAAATCTCCATAACATCCCTTATAAAAACTACGGTGATAATTATTATCAATTAATGATTGATATTGATAAATATGAGTATTTACTCGAGCGCGCAAAAGACTATTGTATAGATTGGGATGATAGCGAATATGACGTGCAAGCATTAGAGCAGGAAATAGAAGAGGCCAAGCATAATGCTTACACAGCCGATCAGGAATTACGCTCTTACTATTCACAATCAAGAGGGGTAGAGGTTTAAGATGTCAGTAATAAAAGATCGTTTTATTCCGAAAGAAGAGTTTATGAGGTTGTTATTTACTAAAATTGATGGTGTGGATACGCACGAATTGTCAATGTGGCTTAAGTCTCAAACTGATGATCAATGGGTAGTAGTTCCAAAAACTTTTTGTGATTTATTATTACAATTTATTGAGGCGTTTAATAAAAATAATCTTCTTGTAATTGAAAAAGAAACATTAGAAACATTTGAGAATTTAAAAAAATATTTATAGGAATACATTAAACTATTAATACAGAAAGTTATAAATAAAGAAATAATGGTATTAGTATGGAAAACAAGCAAGAATGGTTAAGAGAGCGTAAGAATTACTTGGGTGGAAGTGATCTAGGTGCTATCGCAGGACTTAACCCTTATAGGACTGCTCTTGATGTATATCTTGATAAAACCAGCGATGACATAGCGGAAGACACTAACTCTGCAATGAGGTGGGGAACTCTTTTAGAAGACGTTATTGCCAAAGAATATGCACAAGTTACTGGCTACGATGTGGAAGTAGAGCCAAATACAATATATCACCCAAAATACAAGTTTTTAGGAGCTAATATTGATAGGTGGGTTGATAGATGGGTAAACAATGGAACGCATATTTTAGAATGTAAAACAGCTGGCTTTAATAAGGGCAAAGAATGGGGCGACTCAGGCACTGACCAAATCCCTGAGTCATATCTTGTACAAGTAGCTTATTATGCTGCTATCTGTGATGTTCCAAAAGTTGATATAGCTGTTCTTATTGGGGGACAGGATTTTAGAATATATACTTACGAGCGAAACAAGGAACTGGAAGAGAAGCTAATTAAGATCGCCTGTAATTTCTGGCATAACCATATAGAAAAAAGGATGCCGCCTAAATGTGTTAATACCAGAGATACGTTTAACTTATTTCCGCAAAGTAATTATCAAGAAATTGTAGCGGAAGATAACATTATGGAAAAATGGGAAGAGCTTAAGGTAGCTCGTGAAGAAGAAAGTATGATACAGACTACTATTGAAAAGTTGAAAGTTGAAATTCAAGAGTTTATGCGGGATTATGATGTACTAATAGACATTAACGGTAATGTAATAGCCACGTGGAAAAATGTAGCTCCAAAGACGCTTATTGACCAGAAGAAGTTTAAGGAAAAGTACAAGGAGATATACTTACAATGTGTAAGCTATGGTAAGCAATCAAGAATGTTTTTAATTAAATGATGACGAGAAAATATCCTCTACTGACAAAGGAAGAACAGGAAGAATTAAGGAGAATGCGTAAAGAAGCTGGTATAGCAATACCTAAAATAGCAGAGTATATGCATACTTATCCATCCAAGATTAGTGAGTTGGAAAGAGGAGAAAAAGGGGTTGATCTTGATTTCCTAGAAAGGCTAAAGAAACGTTATAGATTAATCATACAATATAAAAATAGTTAAAGTAATAAGAGGAGAATGAGCATAATTGACGCATTAAAAGAAGTGTTGAATTTGTATAAAAATTTTAACAAGAAAATGAAAGAGGAGGAAATAGAAGAAAATGAGCAACATAACAGCAATAAATACTATTAATGAAATTGACCAGCATATATGGTCAGCACTAAAAAACAGCTTATATACCGGAGCAAGAGATGAAAGTATAAAAATGGTTCTTGATTATTGTAAGGCTGCAAAATTAGACCCAATGCAAAAGCCGGTACATATTGTTCCGATGAGTGTAAAGAATGCTCAGACAGGTAGGTATGAGTATAAAGACGTAGTTATGGCGGGTGTCGGTTTATATAGAATACAGGCGGCACGTAGTAATCAATATGCGGGTGTAAGTGAACCTGAATTTGGCGAAGATGTTACATGTAATTTAGGTGGCGCAGATATTACTTATCCAAAATGGTGTAAAGTAACAGTTAAAAAGATAGTAAATAATACTATTGTTGAATTTACCGCTAAAGAATACTGGTTAGAAAATTATGCATCTAAAAAAGACGAACTGACACCTAATACTATGTGGCGAAAAAGACCATATGGACAACTTGCCAAATGTGCCGAGGCACAAGCCTTGCGTAAGGCTTTTCCTGAGATAGTAAGTCAGCATCCGACAGCTGAGGAAATGGAGGGGAAGAATTTTAATGACCTTGAGATGGAAGTTAAAAATATAACCCCAAAATCTCAAAGTATAAGTAGCAAACTTGATTCTGTTTTATCTCATCAGGAGCAAGAGGTCAAAAACCTAGAGCCGAGCGAAACACTTTTAGAGTTGCTAGAACTTATTAAATTGCATAATGTATCAAGCGAGATAATAAACAAGTGGTGTAGCAAAGCTGGTGTTGAAAGTATTGCCGATTTAGGAGAGGAAAGGCAACTGGCTTGTATAAAATATATTAACGAGCAGTATAATTATTCGCAAGATATGGAGGTGGCGTAATTCTTATTTATGCATAATATTTCTTTAAATAAACAAACTCGTTTTACTGTCGGCAGTCTTTTTGCTGGTATAGGGGGTATTGATTTAGCGTTTCAAAAATCGGGTTTTAAAATAGAATGGGCGAATGAAATTGATAAAAAAGCTTGTGAAACTTATAAAAAAAATTTCAGTCATCAAATAATTTGTGAAGACATAAAAAAAATAAAACCTAAAAGTTTAGAACATATAGATGTATTGACGGGAGGATTTCCTTGTCAGGCTTTTTCTATAGCAGGTTATCAGAAAGGTTTATCTGATGAACGAGGTGTACTTATTTTTGAGTTACTAAGGATTGTAAAAGAGTTGAAACCAAAAGTTTTATTTTTAGAGAATGTAAAAAATTTAATATCCCATCAACAAGGAAAAACTTTAGAGTATATTATAAAAGTAATAGAAGAATTAGGGTACAAAGTAAAATACCAAGTTATGAATACCTGTGAATATTCAAATATACCACAAAATAGGGAGAGAGTTTATATAGTTTGTTTTAAGAATATAAAAGATTATAAGAAATTCAATTTTCCTGATAAAACAAACAATAGATTATCTATTCAAGATATTTTAGAAAAAAAAGTTGATAGTAATTTTTATTATAAAAATATGAAGTACTATGAATTGCTAAAACAAGAAATGATAAATAAGAATACTTGTTATCAATGGAGAAGACATTATGTTCGGGAGAATAAGAATAATCTTTGTCCAACTCTTACGGCTAACATGGGTACAGGGGGGCATAATGTGCCTTTAGTATTAGATGACGATATTAGAAAGTTAACACCTCGAGAATGCTTGAGACTACAGGGTTTTCCTGATGATTATGTTTTACCCAAAGTATTATCAAACGCTGTATTATATAAACAAATCGGTAATAGTGTAAGTGTACCTGTTGTAGAAGCTATAGCACAAAACATTTTAATCTCTATAAATAATTAAATGATGTCAAACAAACAATGGATTATCAACTTAACCAAAATAGAAAAAGGTATTTTTCGGACGATGAACGGTAATGCTGATGAGATGATAGCTATAGGAAGAGTTATAAAAGCAGGTTTTCCTTGTTCCCGTGTTGATGTTACGAATGCCAGGTATGATGCTGTTGTAGATATTGGAGGAAGTAAGACACTACTTAGGATACAAATCAAAGGTACTAGTACAAAAAGTTTAGATTTTACTGGAGGAGGGCGTAGTGGTGAGCAAATAAATAGAAATGTTCCTAGTAGAAAGTATAAATACTCTTCAAAAGATTGTGATTTGATTATAGGAATTGATACGAACAATGGTGAGTGTTACATAATACCTATTAAAGATATTGAGTTATATGGCAAAACTAAAAAATTAAGCAAATTAGAGAAATATAAAGAAAATTGGCAAATTTTAATTGATTTAGTACAAAATTATTAACTATTCGCAAACCGCATAGAGGTAGCTTAAGTTTAGAAAATCCACCTAGATTTGCTTGTTAAAATATGTTAATGTGAGCACTCATTTTTTTCCTGTTTTTAGGGGCTAATCTTTTAGCTCCTTTTTTTTACGAAAAAACATGGATTAGGATTGTTTCCGCTATAATAAAAATAAAGCTTTTATTTTTGTTATAGACTAGAGGCAAAGATGCAAAATTACGATCCATATTTAAATACCTACAACTACCCTTATAATACCTCCGAGCCTTATAGCTTAGCTTCTGATGGCGATAATCAGATGCCTGATCCTCGTTATGAAGACAGCGGGTATGACGATCCTTATATGTCTTACGGGAATGCTTACGATAATGACGGAGCACAGTATTCTTTTAAAGAAGGAGGCTCGGTCAAAGAGGAAGACTTACCAAGACTTGCCGATCTGATTCGGAGACACGGAAGGAACGGCGATACCGAGCTTGCCCATATTAATCCTATTGAAGCTCATATATTAAAAAGTTTAGGAGGAAGCGGGACGATAAATCCTGCTACCGGACTTCGTGAATATGGTTTCTTCAAAAACCCGTTTAAAGCGATAAAAAGTGTACTTGGAGGAGGAGCAGGAGCAATTATCGGTAACATGATTGCGCCCGGGATAGGCGGTATTATCGGTGGCGCACTCGGTCAGGGAGCACAACACGCAGCAAGAGGCAAGAGTGCTTTGAGCGGAGCGTTAAAAGGAGCGGGTATGGGTGCGGCGCTTCCTTCAGTTGCTTCAGGGCTTGGATGGGGAGTAAGTAAGCTAGGGGGTAGCGCTCTTGGCTCTAGTCTTAGCAATTATGGCAGTACTAATGCGATATTACCTGCTTTAGGCATGGGGAGTTCAAGCGGTAGTAGTGGACTGTTTGGGCTTGGAGGAAGTAATCCTTATGTAAGTGGTGGTCTTAGCGCTACGACTGCACTTTCGCAAGGAGTGGGAGGAGTACCGCCACAGTATGGACAATATCCACAAATGCAATATCCCGGTTATCCTTATGTAGATAATAGGGGTTTTTTAGAGAAGTTTGGTGATAATGCAAAAGACTATCTAACTCAGCCAGGGAACTTACTAACGCTTGGCACTGTAGCGGCTCAATATGCAGGTCGCCAGAAGCCAAAGAGTCCAGAGAAAATAGCAGAGGAAGAGCGAAGGTATCGAAACGCAAGCCGTAAGACTATTGCCGAGGTTGAAGCTGACGAGGCACTGGAGGCCGCACGCGGGGATTTACAAAAAAAGCGAAAAAACAAACAGTTAGAAGAAGATATAAAGAACATGGGTTCGCTTAGGAGGCGCGCGGTATCGCCTGAGGAATTTGCAAGAACCGGTCGCTGGCTTGAGTACACGGATGAGGAAGGGCGGCCGCTTAGAATGAAAGGCGGCGGGAGTGCACATAGTCCTTATGCTTATTTGACAGAAGAAACCTATTATCCTGCAAGTCCTATAGTTTATTTAAGTGGTGATAGCGGGGGGCAAGATGATAAGGTTAGAAGGGATTTACTAGATGGTTCTTATGTAATGCCAGCTGATGTAGTAGCTGATGCTGGAGATGGTAATTCTTTAGCAGGAGAAAAAAAGATTAAAGCATTAGTTTCTCATGGAGAAATGGAAATTAGTCCTCAGATTGTTAGTAAATTGGGTAACGGAGATAACGATTTAGGCGCTAAAAAATTAGACATGTTTGTAAAAAACATTCGTAAACACAAAAGAGGAGGAAAAATTGGTCTTCCTCCACGCGTGAAATCTTTAGAGAGTTATTTGAGGGGATAAGATGAAAACACACAACTTAAATGACTTAAGGGAGCAGGCACTTGCCATTATTAATCGTGATGTAGGGCGAATGGTAGCTAACCCGACGCCTGTATATAGGGGAAAGACTAGTGTTCCGATGTCTGCTTTAACGCAGAAGAAACGAACGCTGGAAGAGCAGTTTAATAATTCTCCCGCTCCTTACTCGGTAGAAGCAAGTAATGTTTTTAATCGAACCCCGCGGGGTTTTAATGAAGGGCAGAAAACCTCTTTACTGGATATACTTTTATCCGGTCAAAGACGGGTAGGTGATACCGGATGGCAGCTGATGGGAAAACAGTTTGGAGATAGAACCGGTAGTAGACAAACCGGGTTTTATAATAAGTTTGACAAGAA